TGTCGATTATAATTGGAAAGTTATCTCATGAAGCTATTAAATAAACATGACAAAAAACTTACCATACAGAGTAACAAGTAAAAATGGCAAATTCATAATACAAAGAAAATCAGATCGAAAAACTGTATCTGATAAGCCATACTTAAAATTGACTGAAGCGGAAAATGCTATGTTTGCAATGCTGCTTCCTTCTGAAAAACAATCCTCAAATAAAAAAGAAGTATCTTTTAAACAAGCATTCAAGGAATTTGCTGCTTGGAAATTAAGCTTATACTCTCCAGATGGAAGAGTAAGTTTAGACAGTTTAAAAAGATACGATCAAGAATACAGATTAAGAATATCTAAATATATGAATGACAATATTCTTTTATCTGATTTTGGTTTAGTCCAAATGGAAACTTACCTGGACAACCTTAAAGCTGCTGGTGTTACCTTTAAAGCAATGCGTAAATCTGTAAAAGATATAAAGCATTTTTTAAGAAGAGCTAATGCTGTTGGCTATGAAGCAAATCTTTCAATGCTTACTTTTAGTATATACGATCATTTAGGAGTAGTTCCTCAAGATGATGATCTAATTTATACAAAAGAAATAGACATTAATATTTTAAGTGAAGAAAAAGTTGCTGCAATAATTAATGATTTATATGAAGGTATGAAACTTAAAGACCTGGATAAAACAAATACATTTGCAATATTTTGTATGTTGTATTTCTTTGGTTTAAGAGCATCTGAATTATCTGGTATTAAAAAAGATTTTCATCCAAATCATTCATGTGTTGATATGGAAAACAACTTATTGAAAATTAGAGGTATCTACAAAGAAGGTAAATACATAAACAAAACTAAAAATAGAGGTAGCAAAAGAGACATTGAAATTGATGTTGATGCTAGAAAATTTTTAGATATGTGGCTGTATTATCGTATGGAATATAAAGCAGATAATCCTTGGTTACTTGCTGGAAAAAATGGTGGACCAATAAGTTATACTTACATAAGAGATCGAATTTGGAAAACTTATGCAAAGCATGGATTGGCAGAAATAGAATATCAATATGCTGGTCATGTTAAAGTTATCTCAACTCCATTAAAAGGTTTTCCAACAAAAGTATTTCGTCATAGATTTGGATCTCACATGATTACAGCTATGAATAGCAATCCTTTATTAGATCGTAATAGAGTTAAAAACGAAATTGGACATACCAAGTTCTCAACATCATCTGATATTTATGGAAATAAATTAGTTAGAGGTACTGATAAAGAGAGAGCTGCATTAGCCAAAGTTAAATCTATTGCTAACAAATCTAATATATTTTCTAAAATTATCGAAAATTAATATGAGGCATAGGTCATAGAGGCTGCAAGATCGCAGTCTCTGTGGTTCTGTGTAAGGATTATTTTTTAAAATCTATAATATTTCTATAAGTAGGAACACCATTGCAGCTTATTTTGTATAAACTCTTTGGACCTTTATCTGTAAGCTCATTCAATTCAATCTTATAACCATCTCTTTTTGGCTCATGAGTTAGAGCTATTTCCAATACATCAACTAATTTATCTCTATAAATTTTAAGATGTTCGTTACCTTCTCTAATAATTACATTCTCTTTTTTAAGATATTCATTTTCTTTTTTTAATTTAGATACTTCTTTATGTAGTTCTCCATTCATATATTGGTGCTGCTTCTCTATATTAGCCATCTCTTTATTATCTTTTTCTAGCTTTTCTATTTTCTTATTTAATGCACCGATAATATGTTGGTGGTTTCTATCTAATATTATTTTTTCAGCTATTTTAATTTTCATCAATCTTTTGTGCAGTTTCTCTATCAGCATCATCTAACACTTCATCCATAACCAGGTCATACATTCCATTAGGATTTTCAATAAATGCTATTTCTGCTTTGGTTTCTTTTATAATTTCTTTGCAATGATCTTTTGCTTGCTCAAGAACAACAGTTAAATTTGGAAAATTAGAAGGATAAACACCATAAATATATAAATCATTTATAGCTGCTGCTACTCTACTCAATCCTTGGTATCTTCTTTTTAATCTTTGTACTTTACTGTCTATTGGTAAATTATGCGGTAGGTTCATTTTTTCTCCACTTTGTATTATTAATTTTTATTTCCATATCTTTGACCTCCTGGGAGAGAGGCTCTGTTCCTTCAGTTGCTTTTTCTTCACTATCAAAAGTTTCTTCTAAAACAAAAGCCGCTTCTCCAGTTATAGTTTTAATTATTTTGGACATTTGGTATTTCTAAATTGTGTGGTTTAGTTACACTTTCAACAACATTGCCTTTGTTCCTGGTGCTCTGAACTTTAGGCATGTTATCTGATAGACCTATTGCAATGAGCTCTCTACTCTCAAGACCTTTTGGAGTATGCCATAAGCTAATCATAAATTTACAATCAGCATCTGGATAATCTTGCTCTTCAATATCAATATGAAATTGATCTGATTTATATATAGCCATTATTTATCCTCCAATATTGCATCGTAAGTAGCTTGCATCTTTGGATCGTTTTCTAATGCACCAGCTCCAGGAGGATATTCATCGTCAAACTCCTCATACTTTGTTGCATCAAATGATGGTGCTGCATCTAAAGCTTCATTGGTTTTTGTAGATCTATGAATAAAAGTTGGATCTACTAAATCATCTGTTTTAACTTTATAAAAATCAGCAATCTGTTTCAGTCTATATGCTGATGGAATAATATCTCCAGCTTCATACTTTTGAACATTCTGATGACTTACACCTATATGATATGCCAATGACTTTTGCGGCATTCCAAATTTTAATCTGCAAAACCTCATATTAGATCCAAGCATTTCACAAAAAGTTATAAAATTCTGGTCTCTAATTACTTTCATTATTGACCTCCATAAATTTTTTGATTTGCTCTTGTATAGCTGGAACATTAAGCTCTGGTGTTCTTTCAGCTGTTGCTGCAAAACAAGCATCAGGCATTTGTTGATATTTAGTATGTAGATTTAAAAAATAACCTACTTTTCCATCGTTTGTATTTTTCTTTTTTAAATACCAAGCGGTATTATCTAGTCTCTGATATGGACCAGTCTTTGTATTAAGAAATGTCTCTTGATCGTAAGAGATATAACTTTCTCTTTTTTTTCTCATATAAATTCCTCCAATGAGTTGTGTTTAAGTTGAGTAGCAAGAACTGAAATAAGTCTTGCTGCTATAAGTGGTGGAAACTCTATTGTTTCGCCATGATTAGTTAATAATAAGATTTCTTCTTGTATGAGAGGCAACTGATCGTATTTGTTATGAGCCATCTTTGTTGCTATTGAATTAATTAATTGGTCATTTAATTTTCTGTGTTCTTCCAACTGGTGGTTTTCTTTACAGTTAGGAAAATTAATTATGTTTGTTTCTACTTTAATTTCTTGGCTCTGGTTTTTTTCTGTACTCATTTTTTAACCATTCCTTGTATTCAATTTGAAATTTGTCATCTTTTTCAAAAGTAGATCTACCATTTAGTTCTTGGTTTAGTTTCCACTCCAAGTAACTCATCGGTATCAATCTCTTCTGACTTTTCTTTGTGCATGTCATGTGCTTGAACGATGTAAGCTAGAGCATCATCGTAACTATCTTCTTTAAATTTATGTGTGGATCTGATTATTTTTGCTTGAGCATAAAGTAATGGAACTTGCCATCCTTGAATTGGCTCAATTAAATGTTTGTCCAAGAGTATGGACCAAGAGGCAGCAATCTTATTCATATTCTCCTCAAATGATCCATACTGATCTTGTCTGGAACTTTCCAGTTCCTCCAGGCGGCTATGAAGTTTTTTTCTTGGCATCCTTACCTTTGGATAAATCTTCATGACCTTTTTGGATATAGAACTCAACAGTCTTTGACATACTTATCGGCAACTCAAATCTCTTTTGAGAAAGCTCTTCAAGCAACTGGTAAGTTTTAATATTAATAGCAACACTCTTGAATTTATCTGGATTCACTTTAAGCCTCCAACTCACTTGGATTGAAGCTTGTATCAGCAGCTCCAGCACCATTAGCTTCATCGGCAAGTTCTACTCTATAGAAGGTATAAAATTCTGTACCTTCAACCATCTTGCCTTTTCCACTAGCTTTTTGTTTGTAAGCTCCGAAACGATGCTTAACTCCATCAACAACAATAGTTCCTGACATATCGTATGACTGTGGAGATTTTTTATTTGTGGCTATAAAAGCAGCTCCAAGATCTGGTCTGTCTTTTTTAGCTTCTGT